TGCCATTTTTGTTTATCTCCTAATTGTTTATTTTTATTTATATTAAACTACACCAACGATTTCATCAAAACTTACACCTGTGCGTACTGCAACAAAGTTAAGTTGGATAAAGTTGATAGAACGTGCTGGTTGAATGAAGATATCACCGACAAATTGATTGGAATCAATAACATTGTCTGTATTATTTGTTGAATCACAAACTACTTTAAAGTCATAAATCCCACGTCTTCCTTTAATGTCCCGCAAAAATGGTTCAATCAATGATGTAAACTGGGCCCGAGTAAATTCATCGTTAAATTCAAACAATGTAAATTTCGCAGCAGTTGCAATAGATTTTTCAAGAACAATAAACAATCTTCTGACATTGATTCTATCAAATGCAGATGGTCTCATTGTAAAGGTTTTATCTCCAAAAAGAACTGTGCCTTGTCCAGCAAAATTGACTACTGGATTGATTGCCTCTTTATACAACGCATCGCGTGAACTCTTAGTTTGTTCTACCATAGTTTTTACAACACCTTTGTAAACACCACGATTGAAACCGGCCGGAGAGAACCATGCGTCCCTTTCAACTTCACTTCTTACCATCAAACCTGCTGTATCACCATTGAAAGGTACAAATCTGAATTTGTTGTTATACTTATCAGACATATATTTGTAGTTAGAGTCTGCAAATGCATAATTACTTTTTCTGACACCGGCATAAAAATCTGTAGTGTTTGAAGAACCACCACTTGATTTATCTAGTGCAACCACACCTTCAGTTGGAGAAATACATGCAACACAATCTTTCCGAGACTCTGCAATACCAATAATATGTCCAATCATACCTTCTGGCGAAGTAGACAAATCAGCACTCTCGCCTTGTATCAAAAATGACACATCTACAGTTTCAGTATCCGCATAGAGATCAAATCCCATTTCAAAATGTCCCTGAAGTGGAGCAAGTCCATCGTAACCATTTCCAAAAGGCCTTGAAATATATACTTCAGAACCGTCTACTGTGGATGCAGCCTGATTTAGTTTTGCAAAATCTCTTTTAACTGATCCTGTCGTAGAACTAATATTTGTTCCCCAATCCATACCTGTTGTTTGTGGATGGTTTACACAGAAAACATAATTTGAAAATTCGTTAATCATATCTACATAGTAAATATTTTTTCCGTCAGCAGTCTTTCCGTTTCCGGCCTTTGAAAGGTTTTCCAAAACTTCGACCACAGAAACAACTCCATCGTCATTTGTCATTGTCACAACTAAACTAAGACCTTGACTTACGGGTTCCGAATTTGCAATTACAGGCGCAAGGTTGTCTATTGTTCCGTCATTTGCTCTTGGCACACCGGATAGACTAGAACCAATGGCAGGTTCTTCTTGTAAAAATTCATCATAAGAAGATTCATCTACCAAATATACATGTAAATTGTTACCCCAATTTCCTGGCGATCTTGCAATAAATTCATGTCCTGTCAAATTCATAGAACTTGTATTACTACCAAATAATGCAGTACTTTCAAACTGGTCTTTATTTTTTGACAAAACCAGAGCAGAATCATAAACAAAACTATTTGTCATTTTTGAACTAATAGTTACTTCGACTGCAATTCCATCTGCCGGTACAAAAGTTCCATCTAAAGCACCACCAAATGTTATCATATCACCAGATGCAGAAAGTACATATTGACCTGTAGCAGTTCCTACAGACGCAACTACTCCATCTACTTTAACTACTATTGTTTCTGAGTTATTTAGATCTACTGGTGTGCTAAGCTTGAAAGCCTTTCTAGCAGGAACAGTTACCGTTTCGATTTGTCCGGTAGTTGGTAGGTTTACTGTATATGTTATTACTTTACTACCACCTGTCACTGTAAAATCACTTGAACTATGCATACCGATTGTAGAATCACCACTGGCTGCAGCTTGGTCTGATGTGACGCTATTATTAGCGACTGCATAAGAGCCTGGAGCTTTATCTAGTTCAAATACAGATTGTTGTGCAACTTTAATAGTTACTCGGTCTGCAAGACCTGCGTATGGTCTGATAGATTGTTCTACTGGAGCTGTTGATTTCGAATGATTCATTGCAGTCATAGATGAAGGCATATAAAATGCTTTATGAAGATATGCCAGATCGACCAATGTACCAGTTATAGTAATTACAGTTCCTGCTGTGCTTGATGCGTAATCATATGATGCAGAAAGTGTAATAGCATTAGTACTTACGGATGCAACATAATATACAGTATTTGCAGTAAGTCCAGTTAGAGCTGTTCCACTATTTGTATATACAACAGGGTCGCCTTCTATCAATCCATGATTAGGACCAAGATTTAAAGTATTTGCAGAAATCGCCTCTTGTGTTATAGTTCCACCATAACTGGTAAAGTAATGAACGTGCGATGCACCATCACCACCATATATACCAGAATCAGCAAGATTTGCAACAGACTGTCTAGTATACAGTGGATATGTAAATCCGGCAGACATTGCTGTTGGCGCTGAGCCAGCTGTTGTCAATCTTTGCCCAGTTGAACCATGATGGTATACATAATATGGTCCCGAAGAAACTTTGTTACCGTGATTTGAACTAAATTCGATACTTTGACTACTTACCGAATATCTATTAGACGGAAGCAGACCACCTGTTGATTCGCCTGCATTTCTAATGAAAACAGAAATATCGCTTGCGGATAAAGTTCTCATTGCAAAATCACTTGATGACCCAGAGTTATCTGCGACTAATGTAACCGATGTAGCAGGATCGGTTGACGATCTTGGGTACAAGTATTGTTTTGTCGATGCATCGGCAAAAGTTGATTCCCAACCTGTATGTAAATTAACGGATGTACCAATACCACTAGAAGCATTTTCATCTGTATTTACATGAAATTCTTGTGCAGATGAACCATATAGAGTTGTTATAGATTGCGCTTGTCCTACATAATTTTGTACTGCACCCGACTGGGCTGCAGCTGCTGTTACTTTACCTGATAAAGCATTTCTCGCTCTATTTGTAACTGTATCAGAACTATCATCTACTACTCTTACTACTTTTAACGAATTACTATATGCCAAAAAGTTAGAGGCAGTGAACCACGATTTATAGTTAGTGTCATTGGGTGATCCAAAAGTGTTCAAGAGTTGTTCTTCACTCGAAATTTCGATTATCTCTCCCACTGGACCTTTGGCGAATCTACCGACAACGGCGCCAACATTCGTGATTACAGCTGGAACACTGGTTGACGCATCTATTTCTGAAACATTTACGCCGGGGCTTACTTGGAATGCCATTTTTTAATCTCCTTTGATTTTATTTTTAATAGTATTTTGTATTTATTTATAAAAACTACAAACTCACTTATTCTCAAAATCAGACAGTGTGGTCAATTGGATTAACTCTCCATAAATCCCCACTGTCATCTACAAAACTCTCATCGTCGAGCCCACTTGATATGAATCCAAATGGCAACATATCCTCTTCTAGATGTTTCATTCGTTCGTCATATATTTCTCTTCGAATGTCTACATCACACATGGATTTAAAATATGGGTCGGTCGTCATCCATGCAAATAATATTAAAGTATCCACAAGATCGTCATTCCTACCCCTTTCAGCTTCAAATTTTGGACCTTTTTGGACAAATGATGTCAATTCGTTTATTGTTTCATAATCACGAATATATAATTTATCTTCTTCAATTAAACTTTTTAAATTCATACAACCAATTTTTTTAGTTGCCTTTGTGGTTCTGATTCCTAAACTTTTATTTGAACCGCCGAACCCACCACTAATGCTCTGGCCCTTTCTATTATCGCTCGATATACTTATTAGATTTACATTTTCCAAATCGTGATACAATATGTCACTGACCTGTTGACCCACATCATTTATTTCGACTAAAATTAGTGCTTCGTTATATACATCTGACATTCTATTGATAACAGTTGGAAAAACCATAGGTGGTATTTCATTAGATCTAAAAGTTACTACTTGTTTATATGGCATTTCGGTGCAGTCAATTATAGAAAATGCTGAATAATCCATTCCTTTTCCTCTTGACACATCTACTGTCATAAAGTATATGTTATTCTTTTTGGCCTTTTCGTATATTTTGAGAGACCCATTTTCTAATTTTTGTCTTGGAATTTTATATGGCATGTTTTTTAATTTTGTGAAATTTATCAGAGTATTCGTGCTGCCTAGAAATTCCGTATCAAACTCTTGTCGAAACTGTTCTGCGCTGGTATTCTTAATGGTCTCAGCTTTCCATTTTTCATCTCTGCCGGGCACTTCTGACCAATGCACTTCAATAGGAACATAAGAATTTCTGCCTTCTTCTGCGTCCACCCACAATTTGTAAAAGTGGTTCATACCTTGTGGTGTGGACACGATAATAACTTTTGTTGATTGCCCAGATGAAATAGTTGGATAAACTGAATTGAAAAATTCTTCTGCAAGTTCGATAGGAACAAACGCAAATTCGTCAAGAAACAAAATATTGAAAGATCCACCACGAATCGCAGAAGATGATGTCGCAGCCGCAATAATTCTAGAACCGTTTTCCAATTCTATATTACCTTTGTTCCAAACTTCAACACCCTGTTGTAACCATTTGGGAAGATGTTCATAGGCCATTTGCAATCGACCTAACAATTCTCTGGCAGTTGCAAGTTTGTTTGCAAGTAATGCGACCGAGACATCTTTGTTAAATAGAATGTAATGTAGAAAAAATGCAATACTGGTAATGGATTTTCCCGACTGTCTACCAATTTTACAAATAGTAAAACGATTATCATAAAAGTTTCGAACCATATTTTCTTGAAATGGATACATGTTAAAATTTACTAAACCCTGATCAAGATTGACAATTTTAACATATGTTTTTATAAAATGTATAGGATCTTCCATACATTTTACATATTCTTTTGCTTGTTCTTCTGTCCATTCAATTTGCACACCCGAACCTTTTAGATTTGGATTATTATTATAAATTTCATTCATTCTCTATTTTTACCCTTTAACATTTCCAATAATGCATTGGTATCTCCGACAAAAACTGAATTATTATTGACTACTTTACTAGGGCCGCCTTTTTCGGATTCTATTTTATTCATTTCAATTTGCAATTTTGTCAAATCTGCAACCATATCTGAAGTTGTTTTCATAAGCTGACCTACAACCTCAAATGCTCTTGGGTGATCGCTTTCTTTCGCAACCAGCATCATATGTGATAATGCTTCTTGGCCGGTGTCTACTAAATTGTGCAAAGTTTTTCTTCTTAGTGCATAATCATCTGATATTTCATCACCCCGAGCAATTTCCTTAGATTCTTTATCTTCCATTATTTCTATTTCGGTAGATTCCATATCATTTTCTATATCCAAAAATTTACTCAAATGTTCATTATTAAATTCTTTCATTATTCATCTCCAAAATCTTCATCAAATGTATTCACAAAGTTCCAAGAACCGCTTTCATTAGCTTCAACGGGGTCTGTAGTAATCGTGTTTCTTGTAAATTGATCTGTTGTATTTAATTTTTTGGTATTAGTTATGGCTGTTCGTATTATCTTTTGTTCTCTTTGGAGTCCATATAAGACACATTGCATGGTAAATTCCATTGTCCAGACTAGAGATCTTCTTGTCAAAAAATCTCCTTCATACTCGTCCTGATAATCAACAGCATTCAGTGTCAAAGGCGTGTCTCTTACAATTCCCAACTCGCTGACTTCTTTAATAGGTATAATAAAAGATGGAGTAAAATATGGTAATATCTGCTCAACTATTTGAGTCGCATCATCTGCATTTTTTGTCATTATAGAAAGAGTGAATGAAATATCATACGGAACTGGATTGTATATGACATTTTTTTTATTGATATCTGTCGAATGATTTTGTTTTGTTATCTTTCCAACCTTTGATAATTTTCTATCGGGCGAATATGTAAACCCTCCGATTTGAAAAGACATTCTAGGTAAAGTTATCGCAGCGTTGCCGTTTTCATCTACCTTATTAATTCTGGACAAATATTTCTCAGTGGGCCCATATGCTAATGGCACATCAATAGTTTTTACGGTCGCCCCAGCAGAGTTTTTATGTTTTATCTGCACATCATTGAACATAGAACCAAACGCGATTACATAATTTCTAATTGTCCCTCTATAAAAATGTGGATTTCCTAACATTTAGTAGTCCTCACTAAAAGGATTCGTGACAGTAAAATCTATCACGCCATCTGTTGTCGTAGTTGAAAGTGGAATCAAACCAGTATCCGTATCAGCTTGATTATCTATTGTATTATCTACCAATCCAGCCGCTGAGAAATTGTTGTCGATTTCTACTATGCCTGTATTTATCGTTTCATGGGAATACTCAAACAATTCGGATGTCAATTGATAGACATGCATTTTTCCTAATTGATAGAAGGGTATTTCATCTTCTACAAATTTTATTTCAAATGCTTTGTCTACTAATGGCAAATATATCAAATCGCCAACCTTTGGTCTTTCAAATCCGACTTCTGCCAAAAACCTAGATTTTGATACTATCGTAACTATTTGATCTTGTACCGTCAATCCGAATTGAGTTAACATATCACCCTCTCCTTCAAATCCATCAACACTTTCTATGTGCATTTCTATAGAATGAGTATTAGTAAAAGAAGATATTGCTTCATTAAATATAGTATCTTCTTTTACTATATCTCTGGGGATATATGTAAAATCTTGACCGTGCATTTGAATAGATTCTATTACAAGACTACCTATTAAATCTTGTTCTTGGGTGTATGTGGTAGTATTGATATAAGCATTAGTTACCATCTGTCTTATCCAATCATTATATCAACAGGCAATTCGTAGTTAAGAGACATTTGCTCTTCAAGGATTTGAATTTCCTCTTTTGCTTCTTGTAAAATATTTGCCCCATTAAAAGTTACACCGCCTGGCAGAGCAACACCTTCAAACTTGGCCAAATTCTCGCCCCATTGTTTTTTAATCAACGCAGTTGCATATCTTTTCAGCCACCTATCATTCCACACATCGGTGTAAATATTGGGGTCAATTATTTTTGTCACTTCCATAATAACATATTCATCCACTTTTATGTCAAACCCCCAATCAACATCCATGAATAGTTTATTCATATGTCTT